GTGTTTTGGTTAAGCGTAGGAATGTCAGCCGCCACCACCGCCCTAAAGGTAGGCACGCCAGCCGATCCATTAGGCGCAGCCAGCACAAAGTTGGCGGTCTTGCTGGCGTAAGGGTTGAGCGTATCGCCGTAAGCAGTGGCAAGGCTAATCGCCGGTGTTGCGCCGCCGCTAGATACCACGGGCGAGGTGCCAGTGACAGAGGTAACTGGCGCAGCGCCGCTAGACGCTGCCGTGACCAAGCCTTTGCCATTGACGGTAATGCTGGCGTTTGTGAACGAGCCAACCGTGGCATTGACAGTCGCCAAAGTGCCCGCAGCCGTGACGTTTGTCGAGCCGTCAAATGATGGGCTGGTGTAAGCCAGGTCGCCCGTTATGGCAATGGTTCGGCCTGTGGTCAAGGTGGCCGCACTGCCAGTGGTGTTCTGGTTCAGCGTAGGAATGTCAGCCGCAACAACTGCGCGGAATGTCGGCACACCGGCAGACCCGTTGGGTGCAGCCAAAAAGTAATTGGCCGCTTTGCTGGCATACGGATTGAGCGTGTCGCCATACCCCGCTGCCAAGCTGATGGCTGGCGTTGTGCCCCCAGAAGACACCACGGGGCTGGTGCCTGTGACCGAAGTGACAAAACCTAACGCAGACGAGGTGACGTTTTTCCAATAGCCTAGCGTGCTGTCATACGCAATCAGGTTGTTGTTCGCCAAAGTGCCAAACTGCACATTAGAGTCAGTGCCTCCAAGCGTAGACCCGCGATTTATGCCGACTTGAAAAGACCCCGACCCACCCGAACCGGCCTTAATGACCAGACCAACTTGTACCTTGATGTTGGGCGCAACTGGTTCAACATTCGTAGGGTTGCCCGTCACTGGGTCATACCAGATTACATCATCGTCGGCCCAAGTTTGCCCAAAGGCAGTGCCGTCGGTTGTGATGTTCCGCACCACGCCAAACACTGTGGCGCGGCCAAAATCGTTATGCGCCAAAGATTCAGTGGCTATACCAATAATTGCGTTGGCGTCTGTAATGCCCGCAACCGTAGGGCCAAACGTAATGACGCTGCTAGCCCCCACCGTGCCGGTGTGGTAAATAATTTGGAGTGGCGAGTCAGTAATAGCGGCAGAGGCTTTACCGTACACAAATATTTCTTCACCAACTTGCTGGGTAATGTTGCCATTGCCCATGCCCAAGTTCCACGCTCCCGTGGTTTGGTTGTACCACATCTTGCCAGCGGCCAGCGTTGTGGCCGAGCCATTGCCCATCTGGATTGCAGTGGGGGTTTGCAATTGGCCCGTCAAGCCCAGCGTAATCGTGCCGCTGGTTGTAATTGGCCCGCCAGTAGTGGTTATCCCCGTTGTGCCGCCAGAGACATCAACAGACGTAACCGTCCCAGTACCGCCCCCGCTGCTGGTTGTCTCACCAGATGGCGGTGGGCCTAGTTGCAAGTCATCCAGCGATGTTTGGTTGCCGCCGTTGCCTGCAAGGTTAAACAGATTGAGAAAAAACCGATACCACTCACGCGAGATCATCCCCGTGCGAGAGTCAATTATTTCGACCCTTGCAGATGGGATGTTAGTGATATTTGGTTGTTCAGGCATTGGTAGGCGTCACGTACAGTTGAGCGCCCATGATCGCTATTTTTACCGGATCAGTGCCAGAAATTTCATACACGCGGTCACGCAACTTTAACGTCATGCCCAATCGGCGAGCAAAGGCACGCTTAAAATACTCGCCAACTTTGCCCATCGACATCCAGCGCTCGTTAGACCATGTGTGCCCACCGTCATCAGACCAGCGCAGCATAATTTGAGGGTCATCGCCTTGGCCGGTGTTAAGGCCCACACCTGTTTCGCAATCAATCTGCAAGGTGTGCTGCGCTGACCGCTTTAGGTTGTTTGTGCCGGTAGGCAGCGCCCGCCACGACCGCAGCCACTTTTGGATGTCGCCGTTGTCAGCGTACACGTCCAAGTTAAAAGCGTAGATGTTGCCGTTTTCAAAATCGCCAACAATAACTTTGTCGTCATAGACGACTTGGC